CTTTATCTCTTAATACTTCATAAGTGAAGTTATAGTCTGGTGCTACATCAACTAATCTCTTAGTGATAATGCCGTGACTTATGTAATCTCCGAACTTACCTTGTGGTGCTTTGTTAATTACATTCTTCGGGAAGTCTTTAATCAACTTCTTTTGTGTTTCTTTATTCATTATTTATCTCCTATTTTCCTACATTATAGTTACTAAGTCTGACAATATCTACTACAATGGAACTGATAAACAAATTATTCAATGTTTATTTCCTTTCTGAAGTAGATAACCTCTAGCAATAGAGGTTGTTTACTTAACAATCCTATGTATCATTTGTCTAGTTAAGTCTGTACTATCAGCTAGTGATTTAGCTGATACGCCTACATTGTATAAACCTTTTATAGCTTTATCTCTTAACTCTTTGTATGTCTTTACTAAATGTTCTGCTTGGTCTAGTTCATCTAAACTTTCTTTTAGCACTACATAAAGATTTTGTATCTGTTGTTCATCTACAACTTTCTTTATATTATCTTGGGCTTGTTCTAATAAGTCATCCATTACATATCCTTTCTGATCTGGTCTAAAAATTCCTGTGTTAATCCTTGTGATTTTCGTTGTTGTTCTTCTAAGCGTACTCGTTTATAGAACTTGTATCTATATATTAATTTACTAAACATAATTCCTTTCTGTTATTTAGTTGTGTCTATATTGTACTGTCTGCTCTTTTAAGAGTGACAATGAATGATCCCATCTGACTTTCTTGGCTGACTACTTCTAATCTATTTCGTCTACAATATCGTTCTACCTCGCTTGTGCTAGGAAAGATACGAAAGCTACGATTAAAAGCTACGACTATCTGCCTACAATCTAGGGGCATATCAATTTTTACCATTAATAACCTTTCATTACAGTATAAACAGAAGTTTACAATAGTGTGTAAACTTAATTGACTTTCTTTTTTTCTACTTGTTGCAATATAGCTTGACCTAATTCTCCCTCTATTGCATTGTTTAGTAGTGTTCTTTTATCTTTTTTGTAGTTATAAAAGTTTTCTATGTGAATACCTTTATCTTCCATTTTTTTTGCAAGTGTATAACCTTTGTCATTTCTAACTTTTTTCCTGGTTTACATAATAGGTATGTCTATGTTGCTCCAGAAGTAGTGACCACCACTAACTTGTGGCTCTATTAAGGGATCGTAATAACTTTTAACATTCTCTACTACCCAATAACCTTTATAAAAAGTTTTTAACAATATGATTTCTTCATACAATTTCATATCTGGATATCTAGGTTTATAATTTTCTTTCTGGTGTAACAAAAAGTTCATACGACTATGTGTTGGACACGGAGGGCTTGACCAAATGAAGTCGTATAGACCTTGCTTGTGTACATCTAACAAATATTTATGGGCATCAGCTACTATAACTGTATCGTTAGGATATAAGTCTTGGTAAATTGCTGCAATATCTTCATCATATTCTACGGCTACAACTTCGTGTTCATCTCCCCAATCTTTACGATTACCTCCAATACCTGCATATAAATTTAGTATCTTCATTATTCTCCCTCTCCTCCAAACATTTCTTCAAAACATTCTGGGTGTACCCCTGTCATCAGTTGCTCTCGTTCTGCTCTGCTATGATCTGGAAATATATCCTGGATCAATCTTCTTAAGTGTCTTGGTGTTTGGGTAAACTCTTTATACTTTTCTGGATCTACCATAACTGTGCCTGTCTGCCTACAATGTATACATTCTTTAGTTGTTACTGCGAACATTATTCTTCCTCCTCTTTCATAGAATTAAATTCTCTTATCAATTTGTTTTTAATTTCAGCTAAATCAAATAAATAAGATATATTATCTTCCATTGTTATCCTTAATAAATATTTCAATATCTTCTTGTAAATCTGTTGTTAATGACAACTGATTATTATTATCTTGTGCTTTAGATATATCTAAAACTTTTTGTAATAAGTTTATTATTTCTTCCATTATTCTTCCTCCTCATCATATAATTCAACTTCCTCTGCAACAACTCTGTTTAATCCCTGTACAATGTACATACTATCAAACAGTCTTTCTTGTGTTGCACCCCATTGTGACCAACTTTCATTAATGTCATTATCTATTTGAAATTTACTTTCAACGCCATCAATCTCAATAGTTCCTGTAATCGTGATTAATCTAGCCATTATTTTTCCTCCTTACAGTCACATTCTATTGCTTGTATGTATGGTGGATAAGGTATGCTTATTGAACAACACTCTATATATACTGACATTATTGACTACAACTTTCACATTGTTCATTAATAAAATCAAACTTTTGATAGTATATATCTAAACCACAATCTAAACACATACCTTTAAATCCTTTATCTTGCATTAATATCCTCCCATATCCCAATCTTCATAACATTCTTTACACATTTCAATAGCTTCTAGTCCATTACCAAAATCTAAATGATGTGTTCCATATATGTCTGTGTTTGTACAACTACCATTAACAACACTATCTTGTGCGTTGCTAGGATATTTATTTCTGCATTCACTTAGTTGTATTACTTCCCAAACCATTATTCTTCCTCCTGGATTACACCTGTATCTACATACCATTGATGTAATATTTTTCTTTGATCTTTATTCAATAAACTAACAACGAAGTTATATCTCTCCATAGATATATCAAACAATCTTTTTATTTCGTTCATTACTTCCCTACACTTTCTAATTTTTGTTCATCAAATAGTTCTAACTCTACTTTGTATTCATCTAGTATTTCATCTAGTTTTTCTAAACCAGATAAACAATTTTCAGGTATGAACATATCAATAAACTTTTTGTATTCATTAACTTTATGTTGTTCTTCTCTTTGTGTTTCTAGAAAAGACTTACAATTTATAATTAGACTTTTTGTATATTGATTTAACATACCTCTAGTCATCTTATCTATTGGTATATTTACTCTATTGTATTCGTGTTCATATACTTCTAAGTAACGATCTTTATATTTATATACATAGTTGTTATTGTCATCTATATATATTGTTCGTTCTTCAGATTTTCTATTTGGATATTCAATATAGTACTTATAATTTGTTCTTCTCATATCTTCCTCTCTTTAATTAACCTACCTACATTGTAACTACTATGTTACAGTTATGCAACAACTTAGTAAGATTTTTTTTTGCCTACAATATCGTTAGATATTTTTGATTTGCCTACACTTTAGTTATACAGATCCATAGATAAAACCCTAGCTATAAGGGGATAACTAGGGTTTGATCTTTAGCTATTGCTTAGCTTTTATTAATTCCATACTTCTGGAAATAGTCTTTTATATTCTTTAATCATTCTGTAATGTCTTACTTCGTTTAATGTGCCTACAATAGCCACTCGTAACACGATTATAAAACCGATCGTTATTATTAACCCTTCTATACTAAACATTTAAACCCTGTTCCTTCCATATCTTAGCCCTGCACTTATCACAAATATTATGACTACTTAAAAAGTACTCATAATTATTTAATTGCTTATTGCATTCTGTACAATTCATCTTTTAACCTCCCTTTCGTGTCTAACTTTTAAACACTATAAGCAGTACACAACAAAGGAAATGTACTGCCTAACTGTTTAAAATGCCTGGATAATAATACCCTTATGGTTATCAAAGAACATAGATATATTTAATATGCTTGTGTGTTGCTCTAACTCATCATAAGTATTTATATCTTGATATTGCTCTAATGCTTCTTCCAAGCTCTCATACTCGGTAAAGTCACAACAGATAGCAATTATGTCCAACTGTATATCTTCGCCAATATCTTCCGATAAATCATTAAAGTAATTATACAAGGTATATAATCCCTCTAATGAAAAATTATCTGGTCTACTTTCTTTAAAAGATCTTCTAAAATCCCACTCGTTAACTTCTGTAATTATCGCCATTACTCCCCCTTTATACTTTCCAATTATGATAACAATTATAATCATTACAGAATGTTAAAATTGTATCATCTTCTAATTGAACTACATAAATTTTATCATCAAAAAATATATCAAACCATTCACAACAAAATTCACAATGATTATCAATAAATTCATTTTTATTAATGTAGTCTTTGTTAATTACTTTCATAATCTCCCCTTATGTTTGTAACATTCATTATACACATTACAGAAGTAATACAAAGTATTTCTTTTAATTTCTTTTATTGGTTAATGGATCATAAGTAGATCTTATTAGTTGGTTGAGGTTATCCAGGATATGTTAAAAGATAACCTTAAGATAATCTTATTATCGTTATCCATATTAAAACACCGTACCCCCATTATTTAAAAAAATATATCCTATGTTTTTCATAATGTCTTATTTTCTAGTAATTATTAGATAAAAGCTTATAAACATTAAAGAAAAAAACTTGTCCTATAATATCCATTATGTTGCGTTAGTACTAAATAGAATGCATATGTCAATATGAAACCCCAACATCTATGATGTTAGACACCAGTAAATCCTTGGAAACTTTTACCTAGAAGTGTTCACGATCTTGGTAGATTGTGTACATACAGTAGGAGAGGAATTACAGTAATAAACATCTTTTCTAATCTGTTTGAGGTGTACTTCACACTCTATACATTTCATACTGTTTATTGTACTTGTATATCTTTTATTGTGGTTCTAACCCTGTGTCACTCCCTCCCAAAAACCAGAATGAACTCAATTAAGTAACATTTACATATGTGAAGTAATAGGCTTTTACCCTAGTTACTATGGTCTAGCTAATCCACTTTCCCTTTAGTGTTGATCCAACATTCCTTTCCTAAGAGCTAGAGAAATGTTTTGTTTGTTGTTGTCATAATATCACACCATTACTAATATGCAAGTACCTGGAAAATCCAGGTGCAGCGTATGAGGATACGCTTCTATTTATAATAAGAAAGAAAAACTTTCATCTAAGAAAAAGTACTTGGTGTACAGTGTAAGAGAGGAATGTTTTTGTGGATTGTTATATTTTTTATTACAGTAAATGGACAGACTGTACGGCAAAAGGATCTGGAGCAATCCAGGTCTTTTTGTTTATTGACTTAGTTTCTTAATTGGTATATAATGAATATATCAAAACACTTCCCTGTTTGTGATTAACCAAAAAACCCCTAGTTCTTCTAGGGTATGGAAATAAAAAATTTTTTCCCCACATTTTATTTTGTAGGTTACTAAAGTTATTGTAAGAAAGGATATTATGATAGAAATATATGAAGTACAAGCCTGGGGAAGCAAAGAATTTATAAACATTCATAAAAGTGATTTAGAAGAAGATATTAAAGAAGCAATAATTAAAGTTGTTTTTGAGCCACACGAAGGACACATCAATAATTACTATATAAAAGCTAATGAAGATGGAATTGAAATAGAACTTGAAATGGTAGAAGGTGGACACAAAACAACAGCTACTTATGATATTTGTTACAATGCATTAGCTCAAAATATATTGACACAAGGTAAAAACATAGAAAGGACACACATTGGAAGCTGAAGTATATCAAAATAATTTATCAGAAGAAATAAAACATTATTTACATCAACATTCTTCTCATAGTGTATTTGAACTAATTATAGCAAAAGAAAATAAAAAAATAAAATGTAGCATTGCAGGTAAATTTGCTGATAACAACATTGATTGGGAAGAATTAATTAATTTTGGTGGATATAAATTATTTGTTATATACACTTATGATGAACTTACAGAAGTGCTTATAAGTTCTTATGCAGCAAGAAAATTTTTAAATATTTTAAATTCAGAGTATTTAACATTTTCAGGAGAATTTATTAATAATTCAGACTTAGGTTGGGTTGTTGTTGAGGATATTGATATTTGTTAATTAAGTGGATCTTGTAAGTCAGTAGGAGCATTTCTTCCTTTGATTCTTGGATATGATCTAGGTTTATGGTTATTACAATGCCGAAACTTATTGTATTTTGAAATAACTGTGTTGCATTCCTTGTGAACGCAGACTCTTCCACTACTATATGTTGTAGAGGGTTTATGATTAGGATATTGCTTTCCTTTGATATAATCACTCATACAAGATATAGTATAGGAGATACAATGCCTGGTAAAGGATATAAGCCAAAAAAGGCTATGAAAAAAAATAAAGTTAGAAAGAAAAAATAATGGTTAAGTACCAAGGTAAAACAGTTAATTTAAATAAAGTTACTAGAATTGCTAAAAATGAATCAGAGTATGGAGCAAAAACATACAAAGTTTATGTACAAGATGGTAAAAAAATTAAAAAAATTACATTTGGTAATATAACAACTTTTTATAAATATTCTAAAAAAGAACAGGAACAACTAGATGCATTTCGCAAAAGAATCGGAAGGTCTAGAAAAGTAATAGCAGGTAGATAATGGCTGAATGGCGAGGAATGAAAGTGAAGTTAAATTCACCAAGCCCGATCCGTAAGGGTGAGCCTGGCTATGGTCGTAAGAAGTCTAAAGTCTTTGTAATGAAAAATGGGAAAGTCAAGAAAATAATGTTTGGCGACCCTAATATGAAGATTAGAAAAAACAATCCTGAAGCTCGTGCTTCGTTTCGTGCTAGACACAAATGCAGCACAGCTAAAGATAAAACGACTGCACGATATTGGTCGTGTAGAGCTTGGTAAGGAGAGAGAATGGCTAAAGTAAGTTGGATGTATGGTGGCAAAAGATATAGTGGCACCTTGATCCCCAGTAGAGAAACAAAGACACATAGGTTTGCTAGAACAGAAAATGGAAAAATAAAAAAACTTCCTAAAAATAAAAAATAAATAATGGCTGAACGCAAACAATGTAGCAATACAGGTTGTGAGAAAAAATTTACTATCAAGAATGGTAATAGCCGTTATTGTTCAACCCAATGTTCTAATAGAGCTAAATACAAAAGAGCTAAAGAGCGTGAGCGTTTAGAGGCTATAGATAAATTAGATATAAACGAAACCACATTAAATCGTGGTGAACACTATCAAGAGTATGTTAAAAGCTATGCAAAACTTGTAGAGAATAAAACCATAACACAATCTGATGTAGCAAGAATTATTGGTGTAGCTAAAGATATTGTTAATAAAATGCACAATGCTTATCGCATAGATAAAACTACAGCAATAGAAAGAGAAGATTGGTCAACACCTGAAGAAGCTATTAAGTCCTTACAAAAGTTTGAAGATTTTAGAGATAGGTATTTCCAAACAGAAACTGGAGATAAATACGAAACAGCTGACTTCCACCAAAGATGGATTCAATCTATTTTAGATGCTATTGATACAGGTGGAGAACAAATGATTCTTAGTCCACCACGACACGGCAAGACTGACTTACTTACACACTTTGCTATATGGCAGATATGTAGAAATCCTAATGTAAGGATTATGTGGGTTGGTGGTAACGAAGAGATAGCTAAGAACGCAGTAGGTGCAGTAGTTGACCACTTAGAACATAACGAAAAACTTATTGAGGATTTCTGTGGACCAGGACAAACATTTAAACCTAAGAATAGATCTGGTAAGTCGTGGACATCAGGACAGTTTACAACAGCTACCCGAACTGTAACTGGAATTAAATCACCAACAATGGTTGCAGTAGGTAAGGGTGGAAAGATACTTTCTCGTGACTGTGACTTGATTATTGCTGATGACATTGAGGATCACGGAACTACAGTACAGCCAAGTGCTAGGGAACAAACTAGACAATGGTGGACAACAACACTCTCTAGTCGTAAAGAAGAACATACTGCTATTGTAGTGATTGGTTCACGACAGCACCCAGAAGATTTATATAACTTTCTTTTAGAAAACCCAGAGATGACCACAATAGTAGAAGAAGCACATAGTACAGAGTGCGTACTTCCAGAGAACGATATAGAGTTACATACCGATTGTATGTTGTGGAAAGGAAAGCGTAGTTACAAATGGTTATTGTCAAGATTACACGCAGCTGAAACCACAGGTGGTAAAGCTATCTTTGAGATGGTGTATCTTAACAAAGCATTTGTTGATGGTATTACAATGTTTGATGTAGAAGAGATTGATGTATGCAGAGATGTAAACAGAGTTATTGGGCAGGTACCAGCAAATACACATTTAATTGCAGGACTTGACCCAGCTTCTACAGGTTATCAAGCCTGTTTCTTGTGGGCAGTAAACTCTGACACAGGAAAAATGTATATGGTAGATATAGAGAATCAAGAAGGTGGTGGTGTTATACAAGCTAAACAGACCATTAAGAAATGGCACGAGATGTATAACTTATCACACTGGGTTATTGAAGAGAATGGTTTTCAGAGAGCTATACGACAAGACAAAGATTTAAAAGATTACTGTTCACGAACAGGTATATATCTTGAAGGACATCAGACACAGAAAAACAAATTTGATCCTATCTTTGGTGTAGGAAGTATGCGAGAATTGTTTAAAGAGGAACTAATAAGTTTGCCGTATGGTAGTGCAGAAAGCGAAACAAAGAGTAATATATATCGTAGGCAACTAATTTATTTTTCTACTGGTGCTAGTAAGCAATCAGGTAGAAATAATAAGTCAGATGTTGTTATGGCTTCTTGGTTTCCAATGAAAGTTATAAGAAGAATGCAAAAAGAAAGATTAGCTGAGGTAGGATTAGATTATGAACCTAGTTTTGGAGAATGGGATATAACCGATATGAACGAAAGCCCTTGGGGATAAAATGACACCAGATCAATTGCAACACGCAATAACTAATTTGCATTTTGACAATCAAGCTGCTTACAGCACTAGAGGTCGTATTCGTGCAATTATGAATGGTGGCCCTGATGGTATTCAGGCTTTACTTGGTGACAACCTAAAAGGTTTCCAAGACTGGCAAGTACCTGTACCAAACCTTATGATGTCAGGATTAGAACACTTAGCACAAAAGATTGGTCGTATTCCTAACTTAAAAGTAGATGTACCTAATGGTAAAGATTCCGATAGAGCAAGACAGAAAGCTGAAAAGGTTGGAAGGATTGTTAATGCGTATGATGAGGTACAGAAACTAGATTTACAAATGCCACAAGTTGGTAGATGGTTACCAGGTTATGGTTTCTCTGTATGGGTAATTAGAGAAAAGAAAGATGCAAATGGTACACCTTATCCTTGTGCAGAACTTCGTGATCCATACAACTGTTTCCCAGGTTACTTTGGTGCAGACCAACAACCTAAAGATATGGCTATTGTTCGTAGAGTTCCTAAAGATGCGTTAGCAAGAACTTATCCTAAGTTTGCAGACAAGATTATGTCTAACGATACATACAACACAGAATTTATGGGTGTAGGTAATGCGTATGCTTCTGCTTACACTGACCAGTACAATGGCTCTTGGGCTAACAGTAATGGTGATGGCGACTTAATAGCAGAGTATTACAACCTAGAAGGAACTTATATTTTCCATATGACCTCTGCAACTATTCTTGACTTCATACCTAACCCACTAGATAGTGGACCAGCATTTGTTATTGGTAAGAAATTTGCCTTTGACAGATTACAAGGACAGTATGACCAAATCATAGGGCTTATGGCTTCTATGGCAAAAATTAATGTGATGTCAATAATAGCAATGGAAGATGCAGTGTTTACAGAAACAAACATCTCTGGAGAGATAGAGTCAGGACAATATCGTAAAGGTAGATTTTCTGTCAACTATTTAGCTCCAGGTACACAAGTAAGCAAACCAGCATCTAATGTTCCTTATCAGATTTTCCAACAGATAGATAGAATAGAACGACAACTTCGTGTTGGTGGTTCTTATCCTACAACTGATGATTCACAGTCACCACTAGCATTTGCTACGGGTAGAGGACTTGAAGAGTTAGGTGCATCTATGTCACTTATGATTAGAGAGTATCACACAGTTATGTCTGATGCTATAGAGATGATTGATAGTAAGAGATTAGAGTGGGATGCAAAGATGTATGGTGGTAACTCTAAATCACTATCTGGTTATATGAACAATACTTTTTATTCAGAAACTTATGACCCAGCTAAAGATATAACTTCTTACAAAACACGAAGAGTGTATGGAGCTATGGCTGGTTATGATGAACCACAAAAGATAGTGACAGGATTACAGTTACTACAAGCTGGTATTATTGATAGACAAACATTACAAGAGAACCTTGATGGTTTAGATAATCTTGTTAGAGTTAACGATAGAATTACAAAAGAAAAAGCAGACAGTGTATTGTTTGATACATTGTTAGCACAAGCCCAACAGGGCGATCCAAAGGCAACTATGGCTGTTGTGCAAATAAGAAAGAATCCAGATGATATGCAAAATATCTTAGATAAGTTCTTTACAGCAGAAGAGCCAGAGATACCTACGGCTGAACAAGAATTGCTTGGAGGAGGTGCCTTGCCACCACAAGGTCCTCCACCTGGCATAGCTCAACTACTTGGTGGACTAGGAGGATAATGTCTATTAATAAAAAATTTGAAGAGATAGTAGATTTCTGCTTAGTTGATGTAGATGAATTAGGTGATGACATAATCTTAGAAGAAGATGTTTTTAAACCTAAAGGTAAAATGTATATAGACCAACTACCTCCTTTAGTATTTCCATTTGGCTATATGGTTATAAGTTCAGCGTTTCAGTTTTTTGAAGAAGAAGAAGAGGATGAAGATGGTCAGACCTAAAAAAATTACAAACAGAAATGCTAATGTACCTCCAGCTGCAAGAAATACACAAGACAATACAAGAGGAATTATTCCTGGTTTAACAAGTGGCACTACTTATGGAGAAGGTCAAGACATAAAACAACAAGTACAAGCTACTGGTGGATTACCACAAGCAA